TCAGGCTTCTACTGTTCGCATCAGGGTTGCCAGCTCGTCTTTCACGGACTGCACCTGCGGGCCGATGACCACCTGCAAATTATGCTGATTTAACTGTACCACGCCGATAGCACGGTTGGCCTTCAGGGCGTTGGTATCCACTTTCGACATATCCGCCACCGACAGGCGCAGGCGGGTAATGCAGTTATCCAGCGAGGTAATGTTATCCGCACCGCCCAGCGCCGCGAGAATGGCAGGGGTGTTATAGCCGGACTTCCCTATCTTACCCGCAACGGCCTGCTCAACGCTGGTGGCCGCATCGGTATCGCGACCCGGCGTTTTCAGGTTAAAGCGGGTGATGGCAAAGCGGAAGATCCCGTAGTACACCGCGAACCAGATAGCCGCCACCACCGGTACCAGATACCACTTGGTCGACAGGCCGTACAGGATCCCGAACACCACGAAGTCAATCACGTTGCCGTCGGTATTACCGATGGTCACACCCAGCACCGCCATGGTGGTAAAGCCCAGACCGGTCAGCACGGCGTGAATGAGGTACAGCACCGGCGCCACGAACAGGAACAGGAACTCGATCGGTTCGGTGGTCCCGCCCACCACGCAGGCAATGACGCCGGAGATCAGCAGACCTTTAATCTTATGACGGTTTTCCGGACGGGCGCAGTGGTACATCGCCAGCGCGGCACCCGGCAGACCGCCGAGGAAGGCCGGCATTTTACCCTGGGAGAGGAAGCGGGTGGCGCTCTCGGAGAAACCGTGGGTGGTCGGGCAGCTCAGCTGCGCCTGGAAGATGGTCAGCGCGCCGCTGACGTCGTGGCCGCACACGTCCATCGTGCCGCCCGCTTCAGTAAAGCGGATCAGGGCCACAAGGATATGCTGAAGCCCAAAGGGCAACAGCAGACGTTCGCCGGTACCGAAGATCATTGGGCCAAAATCACCGGCGTTGTTAATGATCCGGCCAATACCGGTAATGCCCATGGCAAAGACCGGCCATATCAGCGGAATGATCAGACCAAACAGCCCCATCACCACGAGGGTAATGATGGGTACAAAGCGGGTACCGCCGAAGAAGGCCAGCGCGTCCGGCAGGCGGATATTGTGAAAACGTTCATGAAGCATCCAGATGATCACGCCCGCGATCACGGCCCCGAGGATCCCGGTATCAATAGACTGAATACCAATCACGCTCTGAATGTTGTTGGCCTTCAGGATTGCCGCGTCGGTGGTCGGCAGGATGCCTTTGGCGGTCAGCCAGAAGTTAACCGCCAGGTTCATCACCGCGTAGCCAACGAAACCGGCAAACGCCGCTACGCCTTTGTTTTCGCGGGCCAGCCCCAGCGGGATGGCGATACAGAACATCACCGGCAGGAAGCTAAAGGCAAAGGAGCCGACCTTGCTCATCCAGATGAATCATGATTGAAGTGATATTGATATGTTAAATCATACACTTAAGGTTATGCGGTTTTTCTATGGGGCATCAGTGGGGCATTTTGAGTAAATGATGCGTTCAAAATGCCCACCTGGTCATGGTTATTCTCAGTCATCCATTTACCGTAAACCGTGAATAGCATTTGCGCTGACGAATGGCCCATCTGGTGCGCAACGAAATTTGGGTTCGCTCCGGCGACCAGTGCCCAGCACGCATATGTGTTTCTGGTTTCATAAGACCGTCTTTGCCGTACGCCTGCACGACGCAGGACAGTGCGCCAGGCTGAATTAATGGATCCGGGAACGTAGCACATCGTCCTCTTGCCGTTCATTGAAGTAATGGACGGGGAGAATATAAAGGTGCATTCATCGGTTCTCTTTTTTTTGTACTCCCGTAGGCTGACGCTTACCTTGTGGGACGCCATCATTCTGGTCAGTGGCATTTGCGCTTTAAGGGCGTCAATTGCTGGCTGGGTCAGTTGTATGGTCCGAACCCCTGCGTTGGTTTTGGGTAGGGTGAAGTTACCCTTCATTGAATAGTTCCGTGATACTGTAACAGTCCAGTTAACAGTATCGACATCCTCCCAGGCTAACGCGCTAAGTTCGCCATGCCGGACTCCTGTATTAACCGCAAAGATAACCATATTCTGAAACTGCAGTGTTGGGCATGCAGCAACCACTCGCTGATACTCGCCAGAAGTAAGAGGATCTGGGATGGGCCTTTCTTTTGCGAGCGGGGTGATGCCTGCCATCAGATCGGTTTTCAGGTAGCCACTCTTGAAAGCAAACCCCAGCATTCCGCCGAGACATGCCATATAGCTATTAACTGTAGGAACACTTCTTCCCTTCTTGGGAGGGTGATTCAGGCCATGTCTTGTTTTCTGCCATCCGTTCAGTAACTCCTTTCTGGCACTAAGGATATCCTCAGTGTTCAGGCTGCCGATGTACCTGTGCTCACCAATGGTTTCTATGGTGGTTGTGAGGTGGCAATCGTAACGCCTCAACGTCCCGAGGCTAAGCTCCATCTCCTTAAGACCAAGCCATTTCGATTTCAGTTCAAGTAGTGAGATTTGCTTTCTGACAGTACTGAATTTCTCTGAGTTCGATGAATCAGGGAATTGTGAGGCATAGTTGAATGTGCCTGTCTTTATCGCAAAGCATACCGAAGCCCGAAGCTCGCCTGCCATTTTCCTGTTTTTCGGCGTGTCAGGAACGCCGAGATTTTCCCTGACACGCTTCCCCTGATATATGAACCATATGCGTAACGATTCTCCATGAACCTCTACGCCTGTTGGGTATGCTGCCATAATCATTCCTCGTTTGATGTGCCAAAGGACATTTAAGCAGATATCCTCCGGCGTTTCGCTGGGCTTTGGTGCTCGATCCAGTGGTTTATCTCATCGCGGTTATACATGATTGGGCTGTTTTGCTTGGGTGCCATATCAGGGGCAACATGGCGATAATGCTTTCCCTCCATCCAAGTTGACCGGCGGGCATGCTGAATCATGTGCTTTGTCATGCCGGTTGTCGCAGTTAAAAGCTCTTCTGTGACCCATTTATTCGGTACCAGCTGAATAATGTCGCTCATGCTTTCCTCCAGGCAAAAAAGAAGCCCACCGAAGTGGGCCAAACAATAACGTGGCAGTGCATTCGCACCCAATAGCCGACTCAGAGAATCAGCTATCAGTTGCTTCATGCTGATGTTTCCATGTAAGCGGAAATGAAAGCGGCGGCCGCCTGTGCGTTTATTGCGTTGCCGTAACCCTTAAGTCGACCTGTGCGGTTGCGTCCAGCCATTGCTCGTAATGAGGACTTGCCGTGTCCCAGGCTTTTGGCAAACCTTGCAACCAGCGGGAATGTGCCGGATTCAACTGGACGCCATTGCCCATCTCGACAAAAAACCCAGTCCGCATCTCGCCAAAAACCGTTAACCTCAAGGGGCCGGCTGTGTAAGCCTGTCGAGGTAACTGATCCAGCCGCTCCTTTCCATCTCGCTGTGCAGTCATGCCTGAAGTATCCTTCCAGTCGCGAGTCGTTGGCGTTACCCACCCCGTCAGTAATGCCGTCCCCGGTAGCTTCAAGCACACTTTCGGTGACCCGTCCTGATTCTTCCCGCTGTAGCAATGAGTCGATCCGGTTGAATCGTTCGCCACCGGTGTCTGCCATCCCGTCAGCCGCGCCGCTCCGGAGACGTGTTGCAATCCCCGCTTCGTTTCTGGCTGCGGGTTCGTATTCGCTACTGGCGTTGGCCACCCAGTAGGCCCGCTCGCGGATGTGCGGAGCACCGATACCCGCTGCCGCAAACGGTACAAGCCCGAAGGCGTAGTCCATTCCTTCCAGGTCTGCCTGTACAAGGTCGAACCATGCGTTTGCGTTACCAGCTGCAACCTGCTCGCCAAAGATATGCTGAGGTCTGCGCTCGCTGATGAGGTGGAAGAAGGCTGGCCAAAGGTGCCGCTCGTCAGCAAACCCATCTCCTTTACCTGCCGCGCTGAAAGGCTGGCACGGGCAGGAACCTGTCCAGACCGGTTTGTCGTCAGGCCATCCGGCGAGGCGGAGGGAATGGGACCAGACTGCAATGCCTGCAAACCAATGACATTGTGCAAATCCAGACACGTCATCTGGACTGACATCTTCGATGCTTCTTTCATCAACCTCTCCATCTGCTACCAACCCATTTTTGATTAAATTGCGGATCCATTGAGCTGCAAATGGATCTATTTCGTTATAATAAGCCCATCTTTTCATATGCTTTTCTCATGCTTGGAGTATTCAAATTCATGACAGATGAATTGCAGCCGCACTGCGTTGAATGCGGCGTTATTCTTCCTGGCTCTCATTCGCACAGGAAATACTGCTCAGGTAAGTGCAAGGCTAGATGGAGAAAGAAAAACCCTTCACCCGCTAGAGACGCAGGCCATGCCTGCAGGATTTGTGGAAAGATCTTTCCTATAGGTCCAGGGCAGCATAATAAATGGCTTTGTTCTGATGAGTGCAGGAGGGCAAGTAATGCTTTATCTGTTAGAACATTTCACGACAGGCGCCCAAAAATGGAGGCGATTTATAGAGCCAGAACAAAAGAAAAACTGCCTCCAGACTCTCAAAATCGGCGCTTTTATCTATTAAATCCCGATGCACCAAGAGCTTGTGAGGCTTGCGGAGAAAGTCGAGTCACAGAGATAGCTCACAAGCCAGGCCATGAGCGATTAGGCCAGCGTAGGTCTTCTGCGAATATGAAATGGCCCGAAATGGTTTGGGTTCTTTGCCCAACATGCCATAGATTGATCGATAGAATGCATTACCCACCTGAGGACATTGGGTTAAAGGTGTAGAGCTTGGTTCTCATCCGCCTCGCTGCTTATTCCGAAGCTCCTGCTTACCCTGGCAACTGACGCACATCGTGCATCCCGGATACGCTTTCCGGCGAGCCTCCGGCGAGCCTCCGGCAAACGGTCACCACATTCCTCGCACTTAACCGCCGATACCGCATCACGGTTAATCCGGTGAGCCTGTATTGCTTGTTCGCGCATCATAGTTTCGAGAGCGCTGGCCTGATCGATAAGTTCTGCTGTCATGGTTAATCCCCTGTTCTCATTCTTATTCCGCCTGAAATTAGGAGCACGACGATCAGAAGCCAGCCCCAGCCTTTCTTTTCGTAATAGATAAGGAGCGCAACGCTAATAAACCCGCTTATCGGTATGGCCGCGAAACAGGCCATCATGAACATGTCTCTCAACTCTCTCATGGCTTTTCTTCCACTCGGTTATTCCATGCGGCAAGAGCCTTTTGCTTTTGGCCTGAGTAACGACCTTGCGCCTGACATGACGGGTTTAAGCAAGCTATCTGATGGCCGCCAAAATCTATTCCATTGAATTGATGGTTAAGCCACTGGGCAGCGGACCCGCAAAACGGGCACGCCTTAATTTCTTCGCTCATGGTCATTGCTCCCTGAACTGGCCGTTGATCCGGCCAATCGTGTAGACGAACAATAAAAAAGGGACGCCAAGCCCCTTTATCTTCTCGAAGTGCTTAGCCAGTAGCGGCCTGCTGACAGCGTCGAATTTTGGCTTTGGCTTCTTCGCCAGTTCAGCCTTTAGCTCATCGCTGCATTTTCTTGCCGTAGCGCGCAAAGCATTCTCTTGTTCGGTGGTCATCCGCTTCATGCTGCCTCCCGCCGGGCGAGAAGTTTCGCTCCGAAAGCCATTAATACGTCACGCTCCACGAAAGTGGACTCGCAGTGTGTCCGCGGGAATGGACGCCAAATGATGAGCATCGACCCTTTGTTATTGCCCGATACAGGCTTACCGGTGACCGGGTTGATGAATGCCAGCCGCCCGGCGGTGATGAATCGCACCTCGCTGGCTGTCTCGATAGCCTCACGGAACCAGCCGACGGACGTATCAGCTGGAACCAGCATGACGGTGCCGATCTGATTCTTGCTCTCCGCTGCGGCTTTCTTCACGAATGGCGTGATGTCGCTATACGGTGGGTTGAGCCACGCATATCCGGGAATGGTAAGGTAATCGGCCCACGGCGTTTCCAGCGTGTTCTGATCTGCGGTGATGAACTTGCGGCACAGCGCATTGTGCGGCGCTGCGGCGGCATCCAGTTGAAAGCAGAACTCAGCATCCAGCGCGGCAAACAATGCCGGTGGCGTGCGCCATAAATCACGCTGATCTGCTGGCGTGTTACTTCCGGTGTAATCGGTCATGCCACCTCCCACTTAGTCACCGCTGCCGGGTCTTTCTTATCCCACCCGTTACGCTCCATATTCATCTGCAGGCGGCGATCGCCTACCTCCTCGATGCTGCGCCCGGTCATCTGTGCGACCTGGTTATTGTTGTAGCGCCACAGGAGCGCTAATTCTTCTCGTGACCACTGTTTCATCAGTCGTTCCTCACATGACCGAAGCGACCGATATAGTCACGGTCACGGTCGTTAATGCGTGATGGCTTCATCGGCCCGCACGGTATGAATGTCGGGTAGAACGAAGCTCTGAGGTTGTTTTGCCAGAGCTGTGACTCGTACCGGCGAAGAGAACGCTGCTCCCAGCAAGCGTCTTCATCCTGCTGAATTTTCTCTGGTGTTCTGCTATCCACTCGCTTTTTGCCCAACTCCTCCGCAAGGAAGGCGCAGACGCGGGCGATAACTTCATCCTTCGATTCCAGTTTTTTGGGCGCGCGAAAGTAACCCGCCCCTTGAGGAGGTTGTGACATTTGGTGTTCCTTAAATGGTGTGGATGGCGTGGCGAGGGTAGGGCAGAGTTACCGGTTCCTCGTCTGGATAGATGGGCTTGTTATGTTTATGCCATTCGACATGGCATGCCTTGCAGAGCCACATCACATCGGTTGGCTTTCCGTAGTCGCAGTGATGGGCCTGAGGCTTACATTCGGATCCGCAGAACTCGCATTGCGGTGGCCGGGATAGCTTTCCATCGCGCAAAAAATTACCCACGATGATGTGGGCTTTTCTTTTCCATGGGTTCCGCTGAATGAACCGCTTTTTGGCTGCGTTACACCGTTCTCTGCCGCGATCTGAGGATTGATACTCCCTCCTGGCTGATACTCGATGTGGCAACCCCGCGCGCTCTTTGTCGTATTCAGCAAGGCAAACCCGGCACGCGGCAGTTAATCCATCATTGGATGCTCTTCTGATTTGAAAGTCCCTTTCTTCCTTCTGCTGATGGCATCTGGAACAGGTTTTCATATTCAGCTCCTAGAACGGGATATCTAAGTCGTCTAAGTCCATTGGCGCACCTTGCTGGACCTGAGCCTGTTGTGGCGCACCCCATCCTCCCGGAACTCCGCCTTGCTGTTGGCGAGGCTGTTGCTGACGCTGTCCGCCGCTGGCGTTTTGTTGCTGAGCGCCCCCATCCTGTCGTCCGCCAATCATCTGCATGGTGCCACCGACGCCGACCAGAATCTCAGTGGTGTACTTCTCCACTCCTGATTGATCAGTCCATTTTCGAGTCCGAAGCTTACCCTCCAGATAAACCTCAGAACCCTTGCGGAGATACTCACCAGCGACCTCCGCCAGTTTCCCGCTCAGAACTACGCGGTGCCATTCCGTAAGCTCTTTCTGCTCCCCGGTCTGTTTGTCGCGCCACTGCTCCGATGTGGCTACCGTGAGGTTTGCGAATGCAGCACCGGAAGGTGCATAACGCACCTCCGGATCCTGACCCAATCGACCAACGATAATTACGCGATTAACACCACGTCCCATTTTTATTTCTCCTGCGGATAATTCCTGCCTCAGCATCCTCTTTTCGATGTAGGGATGCGTGCTCAGATATAGTAAGAAGTTGAAGGTTTGAAGGATGGTTATTCAGTTTGTTGCGGTCTTTGTGGTGAACGTGCTCGTTTCGTTTTATTCGCCTGCCGATCATTGATTCCATTATGATGACGTGTTCAGTGCGACCCTTGTGCTCTCCTCGGGTAAACTCCTTATACCCAGCACTATTGATTCGAAATCCCCTGGCATTCTCATCAGCGCGTTTGAGCTTTGCGGCGCTGATGTTCCTCTTCCATTCGTCGCTGAAATGGCGCTTCTTGCCCTTACCTTGCCCAAGCCTTCCGTCTTCTGCGGCCTTCCTGACCCCATCGGCTCTGCTTCTCAATACTCCAGCTTTTTTGCACTGGTGCCTAACGGTAGACTTAGCCAACCCGGTTATTGAAGAAACCTGAGGAATACTCATGCCAGAGGCGTAAAGGTCAATTACGCCTCTGCTGCTCATGCTGTTTGCTCCAGCTCTGCTTTTCTTATTTGGTAAACGTCTTTCGCTTTATCGTGCTCCGGGTGGCCGAGAAGGCGTCGATCTGCGCTTTTCCAGTATTTCTCCAGCGCCTCAAGGTCGGCTGTAGCTATTGCTGAGGTAAAACCGTTCAGGATTTCTTCGCTGGGGTTAATGCCGGATTCCAGCCAATCGAGCAACATCTTGCCGGTCGACTCACTGATAACCATTGGGTCGGAGTTGGAGAACAGCTTTGTACGGTCTTTACTGGCGATCGCATGGTGCGTTTCGTGGGCGATATCCAGCACGGTTGTGAACTCGTATTCAACGCCGTCACGCTGCTCAGACTTCATGCCAAGCTTGGCTACCTTCTTACGTCCGTTCTCTTCTACCTGGGCCGTTTCAGTCTTGCTGCGCATGGTTGCGATGATGTGCATTGGCGAACGCAAAATTGCGTCGAGGAACAGGCGGTGACGCGGGTTAATCTCACTCCATGCTGACCAGCTGTTGCCGCGGTATTTTGCCTTGGCGATAGTGTCGACCAGTTCCAGGCATCCGCCGACGCCACCCCATTCGTGGGTGATGCTGTCGAGGATCAGCGTCTCATACCCGGCATCCTCAGCTGACTTAATCGCCTCAATGAATCGCTCGGGAGAGAATGGGGGATCCAGTTCAAGCACGTCAAAGTCAGCAATATCGGAATAAAGCGACGCACTGCCCTTTTCGGTGTCGATGAATGCGACCTTGCCGCCGATACCTTTGGCGACCAGCAACGCGCTGTAGGTCTTGCCTGAACCGCTTGGCCCGGTAAGTGCCAGCCGTAGCCTGGCTTTCTTTCTCATGGCTTTTTCGAATTTCATGATGGTCTCTCTTAGTTAAAATTACCCGCGAACTCTTCCATGCTAATCACCGGGTTCTGGCGTTCTGCAGCCAGGTTAACCGGCTCGTTATCGTCATCCGGCGTATCGGGGATCACGTCACGCATCAGCCTGACGAAAGCATCGTCATCCCAGCGTTCCATAGCACTCATGCTGCACGCTCCTGATGCAGGACGGTGTAGCCCTGCTCAGCCAGCCATTCGATGATGACAGCGCCATCCAACTGGTTAAGCACCTCTCTGGTGTCGACGGTGCCAGCCAGCGTTACGCCTTCAAGCTCAAGCCTGATGGTGTTGTGCTGACCAACAGACGTGCGCATCTCTGCGCACTCGCATGTGATGTTCATGGTTACTCCTGGATGTTTGCGCCACCCGGCACCGATTGGCTGCCAGATGTGAAATGGGGTGGGGGATTACTTGCCGAGGGCTTTAGCGATTGCTGCGCGAGCCTTGATGATTTCCGAGCAACTGTCAGCGTCGGTAACCATAGCTCCCAGAGACCCGACCATTTCTTGAAGTGCTTCAAGCAGTTCCGGCGCGGCGGAGATGAGCTGCGCATCGTACTCTGATCTATCGGTGATTAAATATACGGTCGTGTACACATCACCATATGTCTCACTTTTTATGTCCAGGCAAGCACGCTCTGGGTGATTGTCATCTACGTACCAATACCCGGGGGTTCCTCTAAATCCTTGCATCATCATTTCCTCAGTGCTGAATTGGTTGGCCAGTGCCGTCGAGAAGAACGTCGATAACGCGGTCGTTAACCCGGATGATTTCGGCGTCGGTGTGCAGGTACACCCATTTGCGTTCATGGATAACTGCTGAAACGCGGTATGTGCGGCCTTCACGCAGAGCCATCATGCCAGGCTGAACACACTGGCGAATGATGGGGGTGGTACCATAGTGAGTTCCGATCATGACTTCCCCTCCACCTGCCCAAGCAACCCGGCATACGCCATCTGCGCCCGGTCTAACGTGAGTGTCTCACGCGGCTTATCGACCGATGTGAGCTTCCACTCGTTATCGTTTAACTTCGATGCGGTGTACTGCTTGCCGTTGTGGGTGACTGTCATGAGGCCTCCCGCTTTTCTTTGATGTCAGCGCGGAGGTGAATCTTGTCGCCGTTTGGTAGGGGGATAATCAGGATGTCATCGCGAGCTACCATCAGGCTTGCTACAGCGAAAATAGCCTCGTCAGTGACATCAAACTTCTCGCCAGTGAACTGACGAACGCCTGGAGCCAATTTGCTTGGCTTTGACCGACCAGCAAAAATGCGCCTGGTCAGGCCTGAAAAACCTACCGTGATTGGATTGCTCATACTCTCTCCGCCCGTTGGGCTGCTGAACTAGTGCAGACGCGTCATTGACGCAATATTTGGTAGCGGTGGATGGCCGCCGTCTCATAACTGGCCACACTCGTAAATGCGGCGAGGTATGAGGCAATAAAAAACCCGCCGGAGCGGGTTAGTTAGTATTCAGTGAAAGCGCCGATGTTCGCGGCCAGTAGTATTTTGGTTTCGCTCGTGATCCAGGCTTTGGCCCAACACAGACGATGTAGCTCTCTTCTTTTCTTGGCAGACCAGGGGAAGATAAAAACTCTATAAATTTAGATTTCTTAATGCTCCCACCTGCCGGAATTACCTCAACCACATCACCAGATTTCACCTTCCATCCGCCACCCGCCTGACTTGACCAAATTACTTCATCGCCTTCTTTGAATTTTCTTACTGGTTGATACGCCATACCCTTACCCTCTGTAGTTACCCGCTAAAAGGCCGCGTTATGCAGCCTTCTCGTAAACAATCTTTCCGTTTTTCATGATGCTATCAATCATCCATTCGTAGCCGCAGAAGCCTTTACTGCCTTTGATTTCTGCATTCTTGGCTTTAGCTCCATCGACAATTCTCACTGTAATTCCAGCACCCCATCCATCGCCGAAATTGTAGTAATGGTAAGCGCCATCCTTAACGTTATCGTTGCCCTTCAAAGGCAACTCGCGGCTTTTAACGTACTTGTCACTCGCTCCAGACCAGCCGCCATTCCATGACCCTCTATTGGGCATAGAAAGCTCAAAAATTGCATGTTTCGCCATACCCTCACCCCTTTGTTTATTCACCGCAGGCCACTCGACCCGCTGATTAACGCGCCGTAACTTGTTTTGAATTGCGATGGCCTGCTGCGAAGATTGCGACTTCTGGTAAGCAGCTGGCCCCGCCCGCATTTCTTTCACGAAGGCTACCGAGCGAAGTGGCTCGCAGTACGCGGTTACTGCAACCTTCTGAAAGGCGTGAAAATGCACGCTCTATCTTCTGGCAATACTCTTTACGCTCGCGGTGCTCAGCTGCGCGTTTAGCCTTGTAACGCTGTCTTGAGTTCATATCTGTGTCCTCAGTAAGTGCTTGGGTGATTGGATGGCCGGTGCTGATCTCCGGCTTACTGGTTGGAGCGCCCGCACCACCAGTGACACTGTCTTGAGGCGCCGGTTGGTTACGGCTTGCCATGGGCGCTGTGAATACATCGGTCGCGCATCAGCCTGCGCATTCATCCAATCCCGAAGCACTTTCTTCGGCCTCCCCGCAACAGGGAGGAATCATGTTTTTAAAGAGCGCCACCGTCCTGGTGGGTAGTGCTTCCTGCCGATGGGTTAAATGTACCTACAGGTAACGTTAATGTCTATACCTATGGGTAAAGTATTTATGCGAAAAAGATTACCTGATTGATATTTCAGGTAATTTATTTTTTTGTTTGGGGTATAAAAAAGCCCGCGATTGCGGGCTATTGGGAGGGAATTAAGGAATCTTTTGCCATTTAACGTCGATGACGGTTCCGATTATCTGGCAATTCCCGTTTATCTCTGTGACGGGATACTGAGGATTAAGGGGTTTCAGGAACCTGCGGCCAGCGTCCTCGACGTACATCTTAAATGTCGCCTCGTTATCATTGATCAGCTTGGCTACAACCAGCTTGCCGCTTTTCGCTTCTTTGCTAGGGTCTACCAGGATGATCATGCCTTCTGGAACGGTGAAACCTACCGGAGAGGTCATTGAGTCGCCTCTCACCGTCAGCCAGAATGCATTTTCCCCGGCGTGAGTCGTAGTCTCAGGCCACTCTTCAATCTCTTCCAGCTTATATGGCTCAACAGCTTCAAGCCATTGCCCTGCACTAACCCAGCTAATCAATGGAAATCCCTTTGTTTCCCTGTGCGCACCGGAGTAGGCAACGTTGCCATGACCAGCATCCGCAATACCATCCATCCAGCCCCTCGGTAAAGAGAAAGCCTTTTCGATGATCTCAACCATATCGTCAGCAATACGCTTACGACCCTTTTTACTCTCGTCGTAAAGCATACGGGAAACGTAAGACGGTTCCCTCTCAATTTTGCGCGCCACTTCTACGGCTTTTCCACCGCACATTTCGTCGCGTATCTGCATTAGGCGCAAGCGCCTTTTCTCGTATTTATCCATACCTGACATTTTTACGACTCTTTACCTTGTGGTAAATAACCTGCGGGTATTGATTTATTGCTTACCCATGGGTAAACTAATTCTCGTGAAGGTAAACAAGGACCCGAGACATGAATGAATTAAGGCTTTATCTCAATAGCCTTTCACAGGATGAACAAAAGGCTTTTGCCAGCCAGTGCGGAACAACGATCGGTTATCTCCGCAAGGCACTGAGTAAAAACCACGAATTAGGCCCGGCGCTTTGCGTACTGATCGAAAGCGCAAGTTCCAAAGCGGTTACTCGCAAACACCTTCATCCTGGTGACTGGAACAGCATCTGGCCTGAACTGAAGGCCGCATAAGTACTACTGCTCTTTAACAATGCGCTCGCCAGCCTGTTTCGGGATGGCATCTAACTCAAACAAAACGCATCCCGTGATGCGCATTAACTTTTTCAACTCAAAGGAATTATCACAAATGGATAACACAACCACACGAAACAAAGACCAGGCTCGAAAAATTGAGTCCTGGATCCTGAATCAGATTGCTATTCGCGGTGCCTCTAACGTTGCAAAGGCATTGGGAATGGATAAGTCGGGCATTACCCGCTGGAAGGAAAGCATGTTGCCTAAGCTGTCGATGTTACTGGCGGTGCTGGAGTGGGGTGTCGTTGATGACGATATGGCACGACTGGCAAAGCAGGTTGCAGAGATTCTCACAAATGAAAAACGTCCAGCTGTTGGTAGCAGACTGGACGCTTAAGAAACTGTGTCACGTCAACAACACTAATTTCAGGAGTAATTATGCCAAAAAAACCTCGGTTGTACCAGGCGGCAGTACACAAAAATATTGCTCGTGACCGGTTCATCAAATCCTGTAACCCGGCTGTTGGCGCAAAGCTGAGAGCCATCATCGAAGAACTAAAGCGGAAGGAGAACGGTCATGAGTAGCCTTGCAACAGTAACACCAATCAGGCCGTCTCTGGCGGTCGTGGAGCGTCAGGTGGCGAGTCTGGATGATGGGTTTATGCGCGTCGCTACCAGCATCGGGAAGCTCAAGCCAAAGCTGAAACTTGCAGGTCGTGAACATCAGGTTTTTGACGCTGTTATCTACTGCACCTTTGGCTGGAACAAGTCAGAGGACAAGGTAACAAACACATACCTGGCAGAAGTAACGGAACTGGATGATTCAGATGTGGCGGCGGCCCTGAATGTTCTGGCAGAACGCAAGATTATCAACCTGCGAAAAGTTGGCGGGTTCAAGATGGTTAGCGTCAACGTAAAAATTGATGAATGGGTGCTGAAAAAGACACCAAAAACACCACCAAAAAAGTTGGGCGAAACCACCCAAAATGTTGGGCAAAAAAAGGTTTCAGGTTGGGTAATACCACCCGACACCAAAGACAGTCTTACCAAAGACAATATAAACAATACCCAAACCCACGGAGTGGGCTTGTCTGGTGATGAGAAATTAACACCCCGCCAGAAGGGCACTAACCCACGGGCTAAGAAAACTAACCCACGGTCAGCAGTGCCAGAGTTCGATCGCGAACGTTTCAAAAACACCTGGAACTGCAAAGCCAATAAGTTCGGCATCCCAACCATCCTGAGCGTAACCAAATCATCCGAGGATGGAATCAAGCGCCTGTGGAAGTCCTACCTGAAGCAGTGCAAGGAGTTGGGTAAGGAGCCAAACAACATCGACGACTTCCTGAATGGCTACATCGAGCATGGTTATCAGCCGACGCGCTGGGCCTGCGGTGAGAACCCTGACGGGAAAAAGTACGGCATAGACACTGCACTGACGCAAAAAATGATTGACCAGGTTCTGGGGAGCGGGAGCTGATGGAAAGTTACGATTTCGAACACCAACTTGTGGGCTCGATGATGGTGAAGGGCGATCACATCGACTGCCGGGAGATAGCCGGTAAGCTGCCACCAGAAGCATTCGAGAACCCGCACCTGCGCAGCATGTACGCGGCAATCAGCACCCTGCTGAACAAAGCCGAACCGGTAGACATGTTCACCGTCAAGGATGCCGTACCGCCTGCCACGAAGGATTTTGTTATTGAGGTGGCCTGCAAGTGCACATCAGCCGCAAACATCAGGGGGTGGGCAAAGCGAGTCCGGCAGTGCTGGATGCTTCGTCGAGGTGAGGCTGAGTTGATCCGCGCGGCTGGGGTTCTGGCATCGGCTGGCACACACGACCTGAACGACCGGATCGCCGAGGTCAGTGGGATACTCGCAAAGCTGCAATTCGAAACTAACGACAAGTTGCCGCGCCGAATTGGTGATCTGCTGGACGATTACATGGTTGTGCTGGAGAACCGCATGCGTGGTGAAGAGTCCGGGCTGTACCTGAAAACCGGCATCCAGCCGATGGATGACGCTTACGGCGGCTTTGACCGTACCGACCTGATCATCATTGCCGGCCGCCCTGGCATGGGTAAAACGGAACTGGCGATCAACATCGCTAACTCAATTGGCCGCCAGAAGGGTAAGGGGCTGTTTGTCTCGATGGAAATGTCCGACATGCAGGTCGTTGAGCGCCATGTTGCTGACCGGGCCGGTCTGTCAGTCGGTACTCTTCGAAACCCTCTCGGCATGATTCAGGAGCATTACACCATGCTGACTGCGGCAACCGGAATGCTGCTTGAGGAGGACAACTACGTCATTGATGGCGCTTTCACGGTGGATGAGTGCATCGCCCATGCGGAACGACTGAATATGGACGGCGGCCTTAGCTTCCTGGCAATCGACTACCTCGGCCTGATTGAGAAGCCAAAGGCAGATCGCAACGACCTGGCTATCGCCGAGATCACTCGCAAGCTGAAGCAATTTTCCCTGCGGAACAAGGTGCCCGTCATCCTGCTGTCCCAGCTTAACCGCGGCGTTGAAGGCCGTCAGGATAAGCGACCTAACCTGTCAGACCTTAAGGATTCCGGCGCTATCGAGCAGGACGCAGACGTAATTATCTTCCCGTATCGCGATGAGGTTTACGACGAGAACAGCAACATGAAAGGCATTGCTGAAATCATCGTCGGTAAGTACCGCTCCGGCCAGCCGCAGACGTTCTACATGGGCTGGAAGAATGGGCACTTTACCAACATCGATCAGGTGGCAGCCGCCAAGCAGTTCGCGAATAACCAGGCTGAACCCAAAACCAAAGATTGGAGATGATCCATGAAAGCTAACGGTCATAACGCGGAAATCATCCAGTACGTAACCAAACACCCCGGCTGCTACATGTCTGATATCCGTCGCGACACGACAATCCAGAAAGGGGCGGTGGCTTCGGCGCTAACCAACCTGACCAGAGTCAACACTCTGCGCCGTGAGGGGTTTGAGAAGCGCAACCGCTACTTCGTCGTGAGCCCGGAAGACAGGCCAGTTATCGCGCCTAAGCGGCAGCCAAAGCAAATTAAGCAGAACACAGCCAACCCTCTTAACAACCTATTCAATCAGCGCCTGGCATCAGTCAGGGGCGGGAGAGCAGAAGCATGAAAATGAATTTAATCGAAATGGAAGGTTTGCTGCATGGCAACGGGATTCCCGGAGACCTAAAGGTAAACGAAAGCAATGCTTCTTATCTGGTTCGCAAGTTTTCCGAACTTGAAGCCAAGTGCTCGGCGCTGGCTGCTGAGAATGCGGCACTGAAACTGAAAGGAAGGGAGCTGCTTGGCGAGGCTTGCTCTGTCTATGAAAAATTCAATGCAACAGTCGATCACGAGGTTGGAAACTTTGCTGATGGGCAGACACTTCAAGAGTTCGATTTTCTGCTGAGTGTAGGCGTACCAGTCACCGGCGCCTTCCTGTCTGAAGTGCGGGCTCAGGGTGTGGAGATGGTGATTGCGTATCATCGGGAACGAGCGGATGCGCTACATCATGTTGACCGCAACAATGCCATCCGTCACTCAATGGCGGCGCTCGATGCTTCTGACGTGGCCGCCCAACTTCGCCAGGAGGCCGCACAATGAGCAACATCAACAAACAGGCTTGCGACAAACTGAAATCAGCCGCAGCGAAAGCGGTAGATAACTTCGACCCGAATATGTTCGTAGAAACCCGCGACGTGCTGGCGCTGCTTGATGAGCTGGAAGCCGCAGAGAAAAGTAATGCGTTTCTGAAAGGCCAACTGGCCGAACTCGCCAACTTCAACCCTGACTGGGACAAGCTGGAGGCAAGCTATGAGAGCTGGCGTGAAATTGCTGCTGAGTTGCTGGTAGCTAAAGACCGCATCGCTGAACTGGAGGCCGACCGCCATGATGCCAACACCGCAGAACTGTTAGCCGCTGGCATCATCACTAAGGTGGGTGAGTAGGGATATGGCTACTTTGCAGGAATTAATCGACCTTACGCCAGAGCAGGAACGAGCGTGGAAACGGATTGAAAGAGCTGTAAAAGACTTTAGAGCGGCGGGCGGTAAGTTTTATAGCGTCCTAGACACCCTAAGCGCCTATAACGGTGAGCACGTTGCCAACATTGACAATGACGTTGGGTATCACACCGCAAGCGTTTATATGCCGAGCATCGATGCGCCTGGCTTCACCAGTTGGGCCGATGATTGGCACGGAATAACGCTGAATGATGGCGTGGAAGTTGAAGAGGAAGAGGAGGAGGACTAACCCATGACCAAATTCACCAAAGAGCAGCTGCAGCAGATAGCAGAAACCGATCATGTTCAATGCGGTGACGCTGCGGCCATGGCCCGACAGCTTCTCGGCAGCATGGAGCAGGAGCCGGTGGCGTGGATGACAACGCGAGATATTGATGGAACATTCCCGCGATTACATATTAAAGAGGATGAAGCTGATCGCTGGGTGAGTGTCTGTAACGTTGCACCGCCAATTACTAAACATGCACTCTACGCAGCACCACAGTTACCGCAGCCAGCGGTGCCTGAAACAGTGCCTGAATCTCTGAAAGACAAGTTGCTCACTATTTGTGACCTAGTTGAAGATAATGACGAGTATTGCCAGGACATATGGAACGCCTGCCGAGCCGCCATGCTTCATGGTGCCGAACCTGTAAGGCCAACTAACAAGTTGCGCGATGGGTGGGTGGCTGTGCCGGTAGAGCCGACGGCAGCTATGTACGAAGCAGGTGACCAGCAGCTCGCAACGAAACAGGTATGGGATGCGATGATTGCAGCAGCACCGCAGCAGGAGGCGAAGTGATGGAATGGCATTCTCCTGAAATTGACCAGATTCTTGAAGCGACACCAAGGCGGAATATAAGAGAGAAATTAATTTATGGGGTAGCAATGAATGATTCCCCATTCGCCATAGGAACTAAATTTGAAGGGAGGATTGTGAGGCACGCCGCCTATGCAGCATGGATTTCTCTGCTCCAAAGATGTTATGGAAAGCCTTTTCGAGATGCAAATAAGCATTATCAAGGCGTAAATCTTCATAAAGACTGGCTATCGTTTTCTGCTTTCTATGAGTGGTGGAAGCCGCGATATCATGTTGGATGGCATTTAGATAAGGATCTCTTGATACCTGGCAATATGACTTATGGGCCGGAAAGATGCGTATATATCACTCGTGAATTGAATGCTTTCACGCTTGGGCGCGATGGAAAGAGAGGTCGCCTTCCAATTGGTGTCAGCTGGGATAAGCAACACGAGAGATATATGGCAAGGGTCAGCGACAGCAAAGGGAAGTATCTTTTCCTTGGCCTGTTTGACGACCCGATGGAAGCCCATGAAGCATGGTTCTTCAAGAAGCTGGAGATAGCACTTGAATACAAGGAGCTTTGCGACAGTATCCATCCGAAACTCTATCTTGGCATCCAACGAAAAATACTCATGATCCATCACGAGCAATTGGCGGCATGAGTTACTGAATGTTGATAATCATTTCTCAAAAGTAGTGGTATAATTACTGTGCCGCCGGAGTGAACGACCGGTGGTGCAGGCGCGTCATATTGGGGACGATATGACGACACACATCGAGTACACCAATACCCTGTCACCGATGCAGAAATGCACCGGCGATTTTCTGCATTCTGCGGTTTCCTGTGGGGAGGCCGTATGAACATCCCTCAATGCGGCATCAAGCTGCACTCTGGAAACTTCGCGGCTATCGGCAAGATGCTGCAGGAGCAACTCGCTTCCGGCCAACCTCTGCGCCTGCAGGTCAAAGAGTGGCGCGAGAAGCGTAGCCTCTCTCAAAATAGCCTCAGCCACATGTGGTACCAGGAAATCAGCGAATACCTGATTAAATCCGGTCGCACTGACGCTACCCCCGAGTGGGTTAAGCGCAACCTCAAAAAGACCTACCTCGGCTGCGAAGAGATCACCTACACCGACTTCATTACCGGCACCAAAGAAACCACCTGGGAGCCCCGCCACACGTCGCAACTCGATACGGGAGAGATGCATATCTTCCTGTGCAAAGTCGAAGCGTGGTGCGCTCAGTTTGGTCTGGTGCTGACTATCCCGAACGGCTGTGAATTCCAACAATTGCGCGATAATCAGGAGTCCTAATGAGCATCTATCAACGCATCAACGGCGCTGACTGGCGCAATATCTGGGTAGTAGGTGATCTGCATGGCTGCTACACCAATCTCATGACCCAGCTTGGCAAGGTGTATTTCGACCCGGCGCAAGACCTGCTTATTTCCGTTGGAGACCTTATCGACCGCGGCACCGAAAACGTGGAGTGCCTAGATCTGATTACTCAGCCATGGTTCCGTGCCGTTCGTGGTAACCATGAGCAGATGATGATTGATGGCCTGTCAGCGCATGGCAACGTTAATCACTGGGTGGCAAACGGTGGCGGCTGGTTCTTCTATCTGGACTACGACAAAGAGATTCTGGCTAAGGCGTTGGCTGACAAAGCAGCCGAACTCCCGCTGATCATTGAACTGGTGACCGGCGACCGGAAGGTGGTCATTTGCCACGCTGATTACCCGCACAACGAATACGCTTTCGACAAGCCAGTGCCAGAGGAAATGGTCATCTGGAATCGCGATCGCATAAGTGACTCTCACGATGGACTGGCGAAAGAAATCACTGGTGCTGACCTGTTTATCTTCGGCCACACTCCGGCGCGCGAACCCGTCAAATACGCCAACCAGATGTATATCGATACCGGTGCCGTGTTCTGCGGAAACCTGACAATGGTGCAGGTTCAGGGTGGTGCCAATGCGTAAGCCAGCCCGCCGCAAGTGCAAGGTATGCGGAGAGAAGTTCACCCCGCAATACGACAACATCCGATGGTGCTGCCCGGCTCACGGCGCTATCTACGCGCTGGAGTTGCGCGCAAAGCAGAAGGTGAAAGAGGCGGCCAAGCGAATTAAGGAGCAGCGCCGGAAAGAACAGGAAGCGCGCCAGAGCCATGCAGAGCGTCGACGGGCGGTTAAGCCACGCAGCCACTGGTTGCAGATGACTCAACGCGCCGTCAACGACTGGCGGCGCACTACGCTGCTGGCTGCCGGGTATGGCTGCATCTCATGCGGAACAAAGACCGCCTTTGCATGGCATGCCGGGCACTACCGCACTACGGCCGCCGCACCACAACTCCGCTTCAACCCGGACAATATCTGGCTGCAGTGCTCAGCTTGCAACGTTCACAAATCAGGCAATATCGAGGCCTATCGAGCAGCGCTGGTTAAGCTGATCGGCGAAGAGAAAGTGCAGGCTCTGGAATCCAACAACGAAACCCACCGTTACACCCGCGAAGAACTGGACGGCATCCGCGCCGATGCTAGGGCGAAGCTTCGCGCCCTCAAACAGCAGGAGATCGCAGCATGAATAAAATCCATTACCCATGTGAAACGGCAGCGATCTTCCAGGACGTGCTGTTCGTCATGCGAGTTAACCATTACTCAGAGCTTCTGTGCGCAACTGACAGAGCCGCAGAGTTCTATCTCAACTACTTCCCTTACGCGACTCTCGAAAACATCCGTGACGGCATCCTGTATAGCTTCGATGGGCTGTATCTGAATGACTACGAGCTGATCAGGGAGGCAGCATGAGCACCCATAACACTCTCGCGTTACTCAACTGGTACCGCTCAAAGCATGTCGCCGTAGTAAAGACTCCGGCAGGAATCGTCTTTATGGGAATGCGGAATATCACAGCCGATCAGCGGAGGACGCTCCTGGCAATCCCGCAATCTGACCTCGAAGCAGCGCTGAGGATTCAGCAATGACCCGTGACCAGATAGCCAGATACCAGGCCGAAAGCGTCATGCGCGCCAAACAGCCGCCAGTAGCAAAGCACAGCCAGAACAATACCAAACAGCCAGAGAGGGCCGCAGCATGAAACTGGAATTAACCAAAGAGCAGCATCAGTGGATTGATCAGTGGCTCCAACTGTGGGGCGCATGGTCTCAGACCGGAAAGATAGACAAGGCGATGATTAACATGATCGCCAAGTTCATGGCGACCGTCGAACCTCAGCAGGCATCGCGCCCGGTATGTAGCGACGATGACGGTATGCTGATTGACGCAGTTCTGCGCCATTACCTGAAGAACATCGACGAAAACGCCTGGCGGGTAATCTTTGCTTACTACGTCTGCAACTCCAGCGAGATCCGCATCGCCACGTGGCAACATGCGGTCAGTAAACCGCGCCTGATGAAGACCCGTGCCGGGAATCAATATAAGCACCCGAGCATCTCAACTATCCGCCGGGAAGTGAAGGATGTCATCAACGCTGCGCTGTTCTGTTTGTACCAACCATTGCAAAATGCGTTTAACGATCGCGAAAGTGTGAGGAAAATAGCAAATAAACATCACAACGTGCTTGCTTTCCAATGAACAAATGAGCAGAATAAATCGTATATGTTGCCATTGTTGTGTGTGACATGAATGAATCCCAAGCCTCGCCATCGTGCGGGGCTTTTTTATTGGCTGATTTAGCTCAGCAGGTAGAGCGCCTGCCTTGTAAGCAGGATGTCGGCGGTTCGATTCCGTCAATCAGCACCAGAGCCCACTACCTGGGACTATAAGCGCATAGCGCAAGCAATACCCTCATCTTGGCGGACCAGAACCCGCCTTTTTTATTCGCGCCCATCCATACAGCCAACCACTTACCCTTTACCGCAGTGGGTGAGGCGCCCATACACACAGCACCCGCTAACGACGCGAGGTGAGAGCATGTATCGCATGGAAAAACTAACCACAGGCGCGGCCTATGGAGCCTCAGCCATGGGAATACTCAACGGCTTACTCAACACCTACAGCCCGGAGCAATGGAACGCTATCGGTGTGCTGGCCGGTATTGTCATCGGTGTACTGACTTATCTGACGAACCTCTATTTCAAGATCCGCGAATACAACCGCAGGGAACACCATGAACCCGACGTTCAGGAATAAAATCATCGGTGCCATCACTGGCGGATCCGGTGCTATTGCTATCGCCGCTGTCATGCTGGGCAATGCAGATGGTCTGGAAGGTCGCCGCTACTATGCCTATCAGGATGTGGTCGGAGTCTGGACGGTATGTGATGGTCACACTGGCAGCGATATCCGCCGCGGTCACCGTTATACCGACCGGGAGTGCGACAAGCTGCTGCAGTCAGATCTGCGCAAAGTGGCAACGGCAATTGACCCGCTGATCAAGGTTCGCATCCCTCAACCTACCCGGGCGGCGCTCTACTCCTTCACCTACAACGTCGGATCCGGCGCGTTCGCCAGCTCTACGCTGCTGAAGAAGCTTAACTCCGGTGATGTGCCTGGTGCCTGTAAAGAACTGCAGCGCTGGACATATGCCGGTGGCAAGCAGTGGAAAGGGCTAATCACCCGGCGTGAGATTGAGCGTGAAGTCTGCGAGTGGGGCCAGCGATGAGCCGATTCACTGCAATCATCTGCGCTGTCGTCATCCTCCTTCTCGTATCGATGGCATGGGCGGTGAATCACTACCGCGACAACGCCATCGCCTACAAAGACCAGCGCGATAAAGAATCCTCCCGGGCTGATGCATCCGAGGCGGTGACCAGCAACATCATCAAGACCGTATCCATCATCAACGCCATCTCTGAGGCTAACCAGCATGCCAAGAATCAGATCGCACTGGACTCACAGAGTGCCCAGAAAGACATCAGAGTGGCTGTTGCAGGCGATAGTTGCGCTGATCGCCCTGTGCCTGCTGCTGCCGTTAAGCGGTTGCACGACTACGCGGACAGTTTACGTGAAGGTGCCGGCAGTACCGCTTCCGGCAAGCCTGACAGCTGAGACTCAACAACCAGTCATTCCCGACCCGCTGACCTATGGGGCCAGTCTGGATCTGAATGTCAGTCTGCTGTCGGCTCTCGCAACGTGCAACATCGACAAGGCCAGCATCCGGAAGATTGAAGCGTCCCGCTCGGCTGAGTAATTCGTCACCCATTAAAGACAAGCCTGACTTCGGTCGGGCTTTTTTATGCCCGCGCATCTCACGCGCACTTCACAACGAGAGCCTTTCAGTAAGCGAGCCTGAGAACAGCCGTTATAGGTGGCGACCTCTCTCGGGCGGCTTTTCTGTGAGACAGGCTCACTTTCTAAAAGGTAAAGACGCTATGAATAATCCGTCAGTTATTCCGGCCTTCGACTTCCGCGAAATGGTGCAAGCCAGAAACGGAGATGTGGTCACTACATCCAGAAAAGTAGCTGAGTACTTCGGCAAACGACACGGCGATGTACTCAGAAAAATTGAGCAGGTTAAGGCCGACTGCTCTGGCGAATTTAGCCAACGCAATTTTGCGTCGGCTGATTATATCGATGAGCAGGGCAAGGTTCGACCGATGTACAGCCTGACAAAAGATGGCTGGATCATGGTTGTGATGGGCTTTACCGGGAAAGCAGCGGCGGCAATCAAAGAGAGCTATATCGCAGCGTTTAACTGGATGGCTGATCGCCTGAATCGTCACATGGCGATGGGTGAAGAAATGCAGCATCGCTACGCCATCAAAGAAACCCGGTCAAAGCTGAAAGGTACGATCGGCAGCCGCCTGATGAACGAGCGGAAGAAAGAGAAGCGCGTTCTGGCAGTTGAGCATGAGCACATCATGCAGGTGACTCAGCCGGATCTGCTGATCGGGTAAGCCATTCCAAAGCGTCCTCATCCGGGCGCTTGATAATGGATATCCCCTCTGGCGGATAAATCGTATAAATACCCTACAGGGGGTAAATGGAGCACTCCATGCCGATCGATGACGAGCGCAGACCATACCCGCCGGTTAACTTCATCAGCGCCGAAAACTGGCATCCCTACACCAGATTGATCCCGGCCAACGAGGTGCGGGAGTGGGTTAACAGGCAAATCCTCAGCGACGAAGGCGGCATACACAACCCAGACCATGCCCACCTGATTGATGCGGATCTCTGCTTCATGTGGGCATCAGATTCGTTCGCGAAGAAAGGGCGATATGTACTGGGACAGGCTGAGCAGGTAATGCTGCGTGCTAGTGGATGGCAGAAGGCCCGGATGGAACAGCAGATGCATGAATGGTTCGGGCACATCCCGAAGTACATCATCACGCTGGCAGCTGATTACTGCTCACAGTGCAGTGATCATGAGTTTTGCGCGCTGGTGGAGCATGAGCTTTACCACATCGCCCAAGCCACTGATGATTTTGGCGCGCCGAAGTTCAACAAAGAGACCGGGCAGCCAGTGCTAACACTGCGCGGCCACGACGTCGAAGAATTCACTGGTGTCGTACGTCGATACGGTGCCAGCAAAGAAGTACAGGAGCTCGTTGATGCGGCCAATGCGCCTGCAGAAGTGGCTCACATCGATATAGCCAGGTCATGCGGTACATGCATGCTAAAGCTGGCATAGACTTTATTAGGATTGTCATGGAGGTAACCGATGGCAGCATTATCGACAGAGGTTAAAGCCTTCATCGTTCAATCACTCGCCTGCTACGAGACCCCGGTAAAAGTCATTGAGCTTGTAAAGGCTGAATACGGCATTGATGTCTCACGGCAGCAGGTGTCGCAATATACGCCTGGCAACGCAATGGCAGCCAAGTTGAGCCAGAAGTGGATTGACCTGTTCAACGCTACCCGTAAACGATTCCAGAATGAGATCGCCGACATCCCGATCGCAAATAAAGCGTACCGGTTGCGGGTCCTTGACCGAATGGCGACCAATGCTGAAAAGATGAAGAACTACGGCATGACCTCTCAACTTATTGAGCAGGCCGCCAAAGAAATGGGCGATGCCTACACCAATAAGCACAAGTTTGAACATTCCGGCCCGAATGGTGGCGCCATCCAGACGATCACCATGAGCAAAGAGGAATACAAATCCGCAAGGCAGGAGATGATGGAGGATGACGACTGCTGAGCAAAAGACATTTGCCCGCCGGGTAGAGTGTGAAGAGGACGGCCTGTATTACGCGCGTTACTTCTTCAAGCAGCGTACCGGCGGCAAGATGATTGTCGCGCCTCACCACAAGGTGATTCAGCAGACGCTGGACCGCGTTATCGATGGTGAGATTACGCGCCTGATCATCAACGTTCCGCCTGGGTACACGAAGACGGAACTGGCGACTATCAACATGATGGGACGTGGCCTGGCGCTGAACTGCCGGGCCCGCTTCATGCACCTGTCATATTCGCACAATCTGGCGCTGCTGAACTCTTCCACCGCGCGTGGAATGATTAAGTCGCAGGCGTATCAGTCGATGTGGCCCATGTCGCTGCGCGATGATGCCGATAGCAAGGCGATGTGGTGGACTGAGTACGGCGGCGGCGTTTATGCGTCGTCAGCTGCCGGGCAGGTTACCGGCTTTCGTGCCGGACACATGGAACCGGGCTGGCAGGGCGCGCTGATTATCGATGACCCGGTTAAGCCGGATGATGCTTACTCTGAGATCGTCCGCGATGGCGTCAATAACCGCTTTAACGAGACAATCAAATCACGACTGGCGATCGAGACGACGCCGATGATTGTCATCATGCAGCGCATTCACTACCACGACCTGAGCGGCTACCTGCTGCGGGGCGGCAGCGGTGAGAAGTGGCACCACCTGAATCTGCCGGTACTCATCAACAACAGCCAGTCATACGCCGATCAGTACCCGGAAAACACCCACGCCATCCCGATTGACCACGGACTGCCTGATGGCTGGCTATGGCCCTTTAAGCACAACGAATCGCACCGCGTATCGCTGTTCTCTCACCGGCGCACTGCCGAAGCCCAGTACATGCAGAACCCGAAACGCTTCAACGCGGAGGGGGCTCTGTGGAACGAGGAGATGATCAGCGCCGCACACGCGATGCGGATCACTCAGGAACTGGCCCGTACGGTCGTGGCAATCGACCCGCAGGCCACCAACAGCGAAGAGAGCGACGAATCAGGGATTGCCGTCGCCAGTGTTTACGGTACCGGCGATGAACGGCAATACAGCCTCGATGCGGATTACAGCGGTAAGTATTCACCCAATGGCTGGGCTACCAAGGCCATTGAGGCCTATGAGCAGCACGAAGCTGACGCGATTGTCATCGAAACCAACCAGGGCGGCGATATGGCGGAGGACACGCTACGCAATGCCGGGTTCGGCGGCCGCATCATCCGCGTGCACGCCAGTAAGGGTAAATACGCACGTGCAGAACCCATCTCCGCGCTGTATGCGCAGGGCCGGGTCGCTCACCGTGGCAGCCTCTACGAGATCGAGAACCAGTTCATGGAGTACGTGCCATCTACTGCGAAGAAATCACCTGACCGGCTTGATGCAGCGGTATACGCGCTCACCGAATTATCAGAACCACAATCAACCGGCATGTTGGTGCGCTCGCGCTGACGGAGGACACCGTGAACGAAAGCGAAAATAAACAACTCGCCACGAACGCCAGCATCGACCGCGAGCGGATGCGTTACGTCAACGCACTGTTCAATGGCACCAGTAACACCAAGCGTAAGCGCCTGTATCAGGAGTTTGGGTATCCACAGGATCTCTGCTTCGATGACTTCTACCGGGCGTACCGCCGAAATGCTATCGCTGGCGCCGCGGTAACGCGCATGGTTGATGGCTGCTGGGAAGATTACCCGGAAATTTACGAAGGGGACCAGACGAAGGACGCCACCCGGCAGACAGCCTGGGATAAGCGGGTCAACAAGCTTCTTAAGCGCTGCTGGAAGCAAATTAAGGGCGCTGACAAGCGTAACCTCGTAGGCCGCTACTCTGCGCTGCTGATTCAGGTCAAAGACAGCAAGCCATGGTCGGAGCCTGTCGATAAGGCGATGGTCGGCAGGCTGCAGGAAAGGGCGCTCGTCCGGCTGATTCCGGTCTGGGAGGCCCAGATCGACCCGGTCAGTTATAACGAAGACCAAAACAGCGAGGACTACGGCGCTGTCAGCATGTACTCGTTTACAGAGATACCGGTGCAGCAGCAGCGAAGCGGCCAGCCCGGTCGCATCATCAACGTTCACCCTGACCGCGTCATTATCCTTGCTGAAGGCTCGGATGACGGCCGGCTTGATTCCGGCGAGTCACTGCTGGAAGAGGGCTTCAACAAGCTGCTGGACCTTGAGAAGGTATCGGGCGGTGCGGCGGAGGGGTTCCTGAAGAACGCCAGCCGACAACTCAACTTCAACTTCAGCGCCAAGACAAGCTTTGCGCAGCTGGCAAGGGCGCTTGGCGTTAGCGAGGCCCAACTCTCTGAGGGGATGGATGACCAGGTTCGCCGCCTGAATGACAGCACAGACAGCGCCGTCATCATGCAGGAGGGCGATACCAGCGTGCTTTCCGTGGCCGTTGCCGATCCGGAGCCTACCTGGCGCACCGCGCTGAGCGAGTTCTGCGCGACCGTTCCTATCCCTGTGAAAGAGCTCATTGGGATGCAGACAGGTGAGCGCGCCAGCACCGAGGATGCAAAAGGCTGGGGCCGCACCAGGATGAGCCGCCGGAAAGGGTTCCTGACTGACGTTATCACCGATGTGGTTTCGCGCTTCTGGACGCTTGGCATTATTCCTCCGGCGCGGAATGAAGAAATTACCGTGGGATGGTCCGATCTACTGGCACCGAGCCAGGCGGAGAAGATAGCCAACATGGATAAGCTGGCTGACGTTGCCGTTAAATCGACAAACGCATTTGGCCGCTCGGCTATCACCGAGAACGAGATACGAGCAGCTGGAGAGCTGCAAGCCCTGCCAGAACTTGATGACGAGGTGCCGCCAGATGGCAATAAGCCAAAGCCTGACCCACTGGCCGACCCAGAATCAGAAACCGAAGAGTCCGGTAATACCACGGTCGAAGGTTGACCCCACGATGTCGCGCAAGCCAGTCAGCAGGATGGAGCGCGATATCGAGGGCCGGTATTACGCGATTAAGTCAGCCCTGAAAGCCTTGTTCGACCAGCGCATGACCGGGCGGGAGCGCGAGGTTAACAGCCATAACTGGCACTTCTTGTGCCACGACAACGGCGCGGATATTCGGCTCTACCAGGTCAACGCCGGGAAGTTCATCTACGACATGTCGCCGCAGGAGCTGGCGGAGCTGCTGGAGGCGGTGCAGGGCATCCTGGATGACTACCTGCTTGAAGGTGGCGAGAACAACCAGTGGGCGATGGATTACATCGTCGCTGAGGCGCAGCGCGGCACGCTGGAGGCGTTCAACAACCTCTCGCAGCAGTCGCCGTATTACGCCAGCCAGACAACGCTACAGCAGCTTTTAAGCAGTCCCGGTTATCAAAACCAGATCGCCTCTGCCAGGCTGACAACGTTCAGCGACTGGAAGTCGATTAGTGATGCCGCCCGCGGCGATTTAACCAACATCATCACCGATGCGGTGGCGCGCGGGGTTAACCCGCGGGAAACGGCCAGCGTTATCAGTAAGCGCCTGGACGTGTCGATGAGCCGTGCCAAGGCCATTGCCCAGACCGAACAGGTGGGCGCGCTGCGGCAGGCTCAGTGGAACGAAACGGACTGGGCCGCTGACCGGCTGGGGCTGAATACCGGCCTGCTGTGGCTGTCAGCGCTCAAGCCCACAACCCGCAGCTGGCACGCCAGCCGTCATGGTAGGGTCTACACCACCGAAGAGGTGCGCGACTTCTACGCCGTGAACGGGAACCGGTACAACTGCTACTGCAGCCAGATACCGGTGCTGCTCAACGACGACGGCAGCATATTTAACGAAGGTCTGGCAGAGAAGCTGGCGAAAGAGAGAAAAGACTGGGGAAAATAATCAATAAAGTTCATGTTATTTTTGCCGTTATTAATTAATGGTCCCTTAAGTAAATGGAAAAATGACATGCAATCAAAATTTAAAGATATTCGCTTCGATAGAGTGCAGCCAGCCACTAAAGCTAAGCACCGAACGCACATAGCTTTTCTGACAATTAACGGTGACACCGAATCAGCATTAATTGCTGAATTAAAGAAACGATACCCCAAAGATGGGATCGAACTAGTAAGCTATAAAAAATAATAACAAGGTCGCCCCGGCGGCCTTTTTTATTACCTGAAATCCACCAATGAGGACGCAACGTGAAGCTATCCAGCATCCACGTTAAATCCCTCGCCATCAACGCCTCCAACATCTCAACGACCACCATCAACGGCCAGGAACACTACGTCATTCGTGGTGCGGTTCCGATCGTCGATGACATCGTGATGAATGGCGGCCTGTACCCGGCGGAGGAGATTAACAACAGCTACCAGACGATGGAAGGCAAGCTGATGCCGCTGCCGCACCCGATGGTAGATGGTAAGTATGTCAGCGCCAGCGACCCGCGCGCCATCAACGCTTATCACGTTGGCGCCTGGGCGCAGAACGTTAGTAAGTCAGGCGATCAGGTCGTCATGGACGTTTACATCAACAAAGCCGTGGCTGAGACCAAAAGCGATGGCCAGCGCCTGATTAACCGCCTCGACGAGATGATCGCCGGCACCAACACCGACCCGATTCATCTCTCCACTGGCCTGCTCACCAACAAAGAGAAGAAGTCGGGCGAGTCGAAGGAGAAGAAGTACACCTGGATCGCCCGCAACATGCAGTTCGACCATATCGCCATTCTGCTGGACGAGCCGGGGGCCGGGACGCCGGAAGAGGGTGTCGGCATGTTCGTAAATGCTGACGGGCAGGAAGGGGAGGTCGAAACCACCAGCCTCATCGATGCGGCAAACTGCCTCAAAGACGGTTTGCTGAACAAGGCGAAGTTTTTCCTGACCTATAACTCCGACGCCTCATTCGACGAGATCTACCAGATGCTGCGTGAGGCTATCCGCGCGGAATCAGGCAGTGACGTTTATCGCTATGTGATGGTCGTCTGGCCGGACAAATTCATCTACGAAGAGGGCTCGAAACTCTTCCAGCAGAAATACCTCATCGATGACAACGCGGTAACGCTGGTCGGTGAGCCCATCGAAGTCGTGCGCAAACCCACTGAGTACGAAGTCAAAACCAACGGAGAACAAAACCCGATGAAACAGAAGATGATCGCCGCGCTCAATGCCGCAGGCGTAACAACCGAGGGGCTGACCGACGATCAGGTCTGGGATGCCTATAACGAGCAGATGAAGAAGTCTGCTTCTGACGACAAAAAAGACGGTGGCGATGACGTCGATGATGCTGGCAAGTCGAAAAAGAAAGAGCCGACCGCCAACAACGAAGAGATGCCTGCCTGGGCCAAGGTGCTTACTGAGAAGGTTACTGCTCTGAACAGCCAGATCAATGCCAACTCTGAAACCGAGAAAAGCAATATGCGCACCGCGGTGAAAGCGAAGTTCGGCATGACCGATCTCGCGGTGAACGCGCTGGACGGCGAGCCGCTGAAGGAGCTGTTTGCTCAGTGCCAGACCTCAACCGGCCTGAATGGTGCATTCCGCCAGGCTACCAATAACCAGTCAGTCAGCGAAATGCCGGAGTAAAAAATGGCTAAAGACGGAAAACACGTAATTCACGCCGGTGGCGTATTCCCTAATCCGCTTCTCAATCGCGAAGGCCGCGCTACCGCGGTTAAGCCGGGTACCTTGGGCTTCTTCGATGCGGGCGTTTTCAAAGTCTCCGTGGACGGCAGCGAAAAGGCGATCATCTACGCAGCTGATTACGATTATCTGCGCTGCAAGACGGTGGATGATACCTATGCGGTCGATGATCTGCTGGTTGCCATTCACCCGCTGCCGGGCATGTTCCTGAACGTTCGCGCTGCTTCCGGGACCTACAAAAAAGGCGACGCTCTTTCAATCGTTAACGGTCAGGTTAAAAAACAGGCCGGAGATGAAGCAGATCGCGCCTATTGCGACGAAGAGCGCTCAATTACCGCCGCTGCTGGCGACCTCATTCGCGTAGTGATTAAGTAAGGAGTCACTGAATGCTTGTTTATTCTAAATCGCTGGGCGAAAAGACCGGCAACCTGGCCGTGAACCAGTACCAGTTCGGTATGCTGTCGCAGGAGCGTGATGCGGCACTGAACCATCAGGGCATCAACGTCATGCAGGAGATGGCCGATCGCATCAACGCGGTTAACCATCTGAATGGCATTAACGCGGTGCGCTCTCCGGCGGATCTGTATAAGGCCTTTGACCAGACCGTTCTGCGTCAATTCCAGCCGAACACTGAGTTCACCCTGTTCAACGACCTGATGCCGCTATCTCGTTCAGTGCGCATCAACCAGACCGTGTACGAATACGCCAAATCCGGCGGCCGCATGTGGGCCCACACCTCCATGTCCGGTCAGATCGGTGCCGCGCTAGATGCCGTGCAGTACCAGTACGACGGCACCATGGTTCCGGTGCACGATACCGGTTTCAAGTTCCACTGGCGTGAGCCGCGTCTGAACAACCCGGACGCGTTCGACATCATCTCTGATGCCCAGTTCGAGTCCACCAACGAAGTGCGCCGCCAGTATGTGGATTACATCTACAACGGCTACCGCGACGCGGAAGGGAATTACCTCAAGTTCGATGATAAGACCTGGAAGGGCTTGAAGAACGATGAGCGCGTGGCGATGGTGGATCTGGGCTCTACCGGCCTGAATATCGACTTCACCAGCGCGTCGGCTACAGCGGAAGCAATCCGTAACGCGGCAATCAAGCTGCGCGATACGCTCAAGCTGACCAATAACCAGTACGCAGAGCAGACCTGGTATGTGTCGAGCGCCATTATCTCCAACCTGGAGCGTTACTTCAGCGACAACTACCAGTCTGACACCATTCTGGCAGAACTTCTTAAGCTGTCCGGCATTGCCGCGATTAAAGAAGACGCTCAGCTGACTGGCAACCAGATCCTGATTGTTCCGCTGACCGCTGGCGTGATTGCTCCGATTGTAGGCCAGGCGTTTGGCACCGTTGCCGATCCGCGCCCGTTCTACAACAGCGATTACATCTGGCGCACCTGGGGCGCTGCTGGACTGATGGTTAAGACCGACATCAACAGCAAGAAAAGCGTCATCTACGCACACAGCTAAGGGGTGAGATATGGCACTGGTCAAAGTGATTAGCGATAACCTTTTCTCCGGTGCCAATCTCCAGAAGCTGGAGGTTGGTGCAAAGGTGGAGGTGAGCGAAGACACAGCGAATAAGTGGAAAGCCGCTGGCCTGGTAGAAATCGTATCCGGTGGTGATCGCAAGCTTGAAGTCGCCACGCCTGGCAATACTCTTGCAGAGCAGGCAGAGCAGGCAGAGCAGGCCTCTAAGAAGAAGGGCAAATAGTCATGGCTGTAGTGCAGATAACAGCGGCGCAGGTTAAACAGCAGTTGTCTGCGCTCGGCTATACCACGGTTCCCGACTTCATGATCGACGCATACCTGTGCAAGATGGCGAAGATTGAACCCTGCCTGATTGCGGCCGGGTATGACGATTGCGATCTGATGCTCATCCAGTCCTACGCCGTCACACTGATGGTGCTGACAGCGTTTACACAGCGCATCAAGTCGCAGGGCGCCCCGTCCGGCGCTTCTCGCTCGTTCGACTACAGCGACAACGTACTCAACATGCGTGATGCTCTGCTGGCACTGGATACGTCAGGATGCACGTCTGAGCTGCCGATCGATGTCGGGCAGAAGGTGGGCCTATTTATGGTTGTTGGGGGCTGCTGATGACGTACAAGTCAGTGACGGAAGGCAATCCGAAGCCGCTCACCCGTGTATGGGTCGAGACCGACACCGGGCGGGAGACCACCGGCTACGTGAAATCGGATGGCGAGTGGTTCATCAACTGCCCGCGCATCCGGGCAACTGGCGCGAAGGTGCTGCGCTGGAAGGAGGGCTGATGTCGGCAACGGCTAACTGGTCTTACACGGCCACGGCAACTATCTGGCGCAAGCTGGAAGGCGCTGACGAATACGGCGATCCGCTGGGCTATGCGCCTCCTGAGCAAATCCCCTGTGATTACGAGGGCGGGCTCAGCAAACGCATTGGTAGTATCGGGGCAGAAATAGTAGTTAAGAATACCGTCTGGAGCGAGTATGCGCTGGCGGCCGCGGGTGATTATCTGCTGATTGGCGTTTCGACCGAGGCCGATCCGGTTGCAGCTGGCGCTGATGAGGTGCGGCAGGTCATCCGCTACGCTGACACATTCGACCGAGTGGCGGACGATTATGCGATTTTGACAGGGGTGTAGCCATGGGCATCAAATTGCGAGGTGTCCAACGGGCAGTGCGCAACACTAACCGCATCATTAACGACATTCAGGGGCGGAAGGTAATCAGGGCGCTGCAGTCGGCAATGCTGATTGGCGGTGCGCGGGCGGCACTGTACACCCCGATCGACACGTCAGCTCTTCTGAACAGTCAATTCAGGGAAATCATCACTAACGGCGCCGTTGTGACCGGGCGAGTGGGCTATTCAACTAATTACGCAGTATTTGTCCACGACCCTGCAAACCCTCAGAGATTCCGGCGCTCCACGGCCAAGAAAGAATTCCTTACTCTTGGCTTTGAAGAGGAGCGCAGCGCCATCGATGCTGTTGTTGCTAAGGAGCTTTCGTTATGACGCCAATGATATATGAACGGGTGCGTAACCTCTTCGTTGGAGCAGGGCTGACAGCAGGATTTACGGTGCAGCAGTTGATGTATGAAGACCCGGGGAAGTTGGCAGAAGCGGTGATGGTTTTCCGTCCAAATGGAGGGGCCAATATCCGCAATGATCTCGGATCTGAGTATCACGTTATCGTGGATGTCATTGGCGCAAAAGATAAGCGAAAAGCTGCTGTGGATGCTGTGCAGCGTATCGTTGACTACGTCCAGGCTAACCCCATCACCGATAGCTGTGTCGGCCATATCGAAAATATGGGGGGCATCCCGCCACCGGTATTAACCGAAGAGGGAAGGATAGTTTTCCGACTTCAATTCGCTTGCCTCTACGGGGAGTAAGCACAATCAGCAGGCTGCCATTCGGCGGCCTTTTTTATTTACAGAGAGGATTTCCCCATGGCAGCAAATTGCCCTACGGACAATACAAAACTTTTCGGCAGAGCCATTGTACTCGAAGTGGCTGATGGTTGCGCCGATGCAGTTCCAGCGGAATCTGAGTGGAAAGCTCTGGCCGCCGGAACCAGTAAAGGCTTCGACTTCTCGCCGAACAGCGTGACCAGCGACGCAGATGATACCAAAGGTTATGTGGAAAACATCGTCACTAACGCAGATTTCACTATTTCATTTGAAGGTGAAGTGCGCCGTAATGACAAGCTTGATCAGTACGGTGTAGGCCGCCTGATCAAATATTTCAACACCGAAATTCAGGCGGCTCGCCAGCCAACGCTATGGGTACGCATGGAATTCGGCCCGATCACCTTCATCGGCTATATGCTTATTAACGCATTAAGTTCTGATGGCGGTACCAACGACATCATCACTTTCTCCACCGAGTTCAAGGTGGCGGCAGCAGATACCATCCAGGTCATAGACACCGACAACGAAGTGCCTGTAACCGGCGTTGTACTGACGCCAGCTACCACATCAGTTGTTGTTGGCGCGACACGCCAGCTTTCTGCGGCCGTATCACCTGCTGACGCGACAGATAAAACCGGTGTATGGGCATCTTCTGACACATCGAAGTTCACCATTAGCACCAGTGGCTTGATCACAGGCGTCGCTGCAGGTACTGGTAACGCAACCTTCACCACTACGGACGGCGGGAAGGTCGGCACTACCGCTGTAACTGTTACTGCTGCGTAATTGCCATTTCAGGGGCTTCCACCTGGTGGCCCCGAAAATGATTGTTACCGGATTTAGCTATGATCCCCATGAAAGAGATTGGCGAATGCCTTATCAGTGTCGGTGAGAAAGAATACTTCTTCCGCCCATCGTTCATTAATATGACGCGCATCGGCGAACCGAAAGAGATTGTGCAGGCGTTCTACGAACTGCATCACGACGAGATTTCAAATGTGTTGCAATCAGCATTTGAGGTGTATGGACTAATTCCTGAGTGGCTGATTCAGCACATTAAATCTACTAGTTACGGGCGGAAGGCAATTATGGCGGCCATGACGGTACTGGCGGCTTGTTGCGACCATGATGTGACGCAGTTAATCGGAGAGATTAGACCAGCAAAAGCATCAGGAAAGACGTTTAAAATTCGCCGTGGATCGATGGATGAATTCGACATGCTGGTGATTGCGCAGTCGCTGATAACGCACGGTATCATCGGAAAAGCGAAAGTCCGCAAGCTTCAGCGTCATGAGGGTGGCGATCGGACGAATGAATTCAATGCTTTTGAGTATGTAAGCGCAGCGCGTAATCATTTCGGCATGAGCCGGGTAGAAGCCGAGCAGCTATCGATGACGGAGTTTCAGACTTTGATTGCCGCGAAATATCCAGATCAGAAAGGGTTCACGAAAGACGAGTACGACGCAGTTGCTGATGAATATCTGGCGAAGAAGGCGCGACGCTTGGCTAAGGAGAGGTAGCCCACTCAGGTGGGCTTCAATAGATAACTGCGCACGATCAGTCGTCAATGTCTTGAGGTGGTTTTCCTGAGGCGCAAGCTTCGGCCTCTTCTTTTAGATTTTTCAGTATTTCATAGTTGTTTGAATAATCAGTTATTTTCTTCATGAAATAAAACGAAAGTTCAAGCAGCCTTTCATTCCATTCGACAAGCTCCTCCTCATTGGATGGCAATTTATTTCTGAGCTTTCGGTACATGACCACAAGGCGTCCCGACTCCTCTTCGGCGTATTCTCTGATTTCGGTGCTAAAGCTATCAGTAAGAGTGTGGATTATTTCCGTGTTCATTGAGCGGCCATTTAGCTTGGCTCTATTGGCGATCATGTCCTTCAAATCTTGTGACATGCGCAAGTTGAATTGTGGGTCATCTCTAGCCATAAATCCTCCATCGATAATTGTTGACATACTATTACGGTGGTATCATTATTAGCAATAAGACCACCGTGGTATGACATAGGAGAAAGATAATGAAGGGGGCGAGAACATTGCCAGTGTTTAATGTAAGGATGCCAAAAAGCGACATGGATCTGGTTCGTAAGGCAGCGGAAGTAAACGGGCGTTCTATGAACGCGGAGATCTACTACAGGCTCAAGGAATCTCTGTCAAAGGATGGGTTTAGTGGAGAAAAGAATGTCAGAGGTTAAATGCAGCGAAGCCCAGAAGTGCGCTAACACCCTGGGCCTCTTATCGAACAAATCCAGAGAAGGAAATATCGACATGAATATTGTAGCAAAATCAGATTACAACTTCCAAGGATTCGCATTTAACCCAGTAACAGAAGGCGGGTCTATCTGGTTTACCTCCACCGAACTGGCGAAGGCACTCGGTTATAAAAAAACTGATGCCATCAGCCAAATTTATGCACGTAATGCTGATGAATTTTCCGAGTCGATGTCATTGACCCTCAATATGAAGGTCAACGGGATAAACAATAGCTTACGTAACAAATCGGTCAGGGTTTATTCACTGCGAGGCGCTCATTTGGTTGCGATGTTTGCCTCAACACCAAAGGCCAAAGATTTTCGGCGCTGGGCGCTGGACATTCTGGATCGCGAGGTGCAGGACTCACCGATCGCTAAGCAGTTTTCTGATGAGGAGTTGGTGAGTCTTTGTTACTTGCAGCTCTGGATGGAAAAGAGTCAGCAGATCAGCAAGAAGCTCTACCCTGCGATGCGCGAACTGGGATCTGAACTTTCAGGCAAGCTGCGCGATATCGCACATGAAACCAGGTACATGACGGACGAAACCAAAAAGATTTTACTCCGAGAAACACAAAACTTGGATAACACGAATTTCGTCGTGAGTCGCGCTCAGCCTGTGCTGGCAAAACTCCGCGGCGAAGACGGATGGATTCACTGATGGGCGCATGGGATGGCGCAAAAAGAAAAAGCCGATAGTTCGAGCTACCGGCTTTCAATGAAACGTGTCATAAGGACCAACGAATGACTTCATTAAATTTAGCAGTTCACGAGCGTAATGTCGATCCCCAAGCATTCCCTGTGCTGGAATGGTCTGGTATGCGTGTTGTTACCACGGAGATGCTTGCCTCTGGCTACGGGTGTGAAGAGAAAAACATCCGTATGAACTTGACCAACAACAAAGATCGGTTTGTTGAAGGTGTTCACTGCTTCGTCGTGAAGGGCAATGCATTAAAAGATTTGCGGGCCAATAACATTGGCTCACAAATTTCCAGCAAAGCTCGCTCGATGACCCTCTGGACGGAGAAAGGCGCCGCCCGGATGTCGAAGATTGTCGATACTGACGAGGCGTGGTCTTTCTTTGAGCGCTTGGAGGATTCGTATTTCCGTCCGGCACCAACCGCAGGCATCCCTCTCACATATGAAGAGGCGCTTGAAGACCTCTTGGCGAAAGTGAAAGAGAACCGCATCATTGCCGAACAACGTGATCGCGCCGTCAAAGAGAAACGTTGGATCTCTGAGAAACGTGAAGTTACTGCGATGGCAACAGCATCCGCAGCTGTTCGCGCCAAGAACAAGCTGGCAGAACGCATCGGTGAAGGCAAAAACTATGCTGCCATCATCCCAGTAGAGAAAAAGCTCGGTCAGAAATTCAAATGGCAGCCCCTGCGTAAGTGGTGCCGAGAGAATGACGCTGAACCGCACGAAGTTGAAGACCCACGCTTTGGTACTGTGAAGTCCTGGCCTCGCGCCGCATGGATGGCGGTGTATAACGTGGATTTACGCAAGATATTTTAATCGGCGGAAAAGTCCGCCAATCGGCTTATTTCTCAGCCAATCAAAACTCAACCCGCTCCGGCGGGTTTCTTGCTTCCCATTGCATCAGATTCCATTTAGGATTTATCCCACTGTTACTAATGGGGATAGGGATATGAGAAAGTTATTGTTAGTCGTTTCAGTTTCGTTGGCTTTTAGCGCCGCAGCATCAACAACGTACACAAAAGAGCAATTGAATTCTATGGATGCATCTGGTCAGTATCCTGAGCAGGAGTCACCAGTTACCAAAAGCTCAGAGGTCGTAGATTTCGATAGCTGTAAAGAGAATGCACACAGCATATTCAGTCAAGTTTATGGAAGCTATCCAGCAAAAGAAATTGTTAACACGAACGTTCTTTACGTTGTGAAACTATGGACAAATGATGGCGCAATTGTGGTTTCTTGCTCTGAGCCTGATGGGAAAAAGATCGTTACTCAATCATCTTATAAATAGAGGCATAGCGGAATGAGTAAATATCTAATTATCTTGTCGCTATTGGTTTCTTGGCACGCCAGTGCAGACACGGAGATGGTTAAGAATTTAAAAAATGCCCCAGTCAATCTTTGCATGGGGCACCCAAAGCATGATGAATGTGTAAACCTTGCAAAAAAAATGATAATTGCAGTTGAGAGCGTTTCAACTGCAGGTACGTTATGTCAAATGAACAAGTCAGCCTTGAATTCAGAGCAAAAACAACAATGCGAAGAGTTTGTAGAGGTTATCAATTACATCGAGTCAATGAGCAAAGAATGACTATCAGATGGTGATTTTGTGCTCTTCATTTCTTAACCTCGCTCCGGCGGGGTTTTTTTATGCCCGGAGATAAATAATGGCTGGCACTGTTAGCGCAGGAACAATCGTTTATGAAGTTGACATGGACACAGCACGCCTGCTGCAAGGGCGCCGGGATGTTGATGCCGCATTGAATGGATTGAATGGCAGCATGGGCCGCCTTGAGGCCAGTGTTGCCCGGACGGAGCGCTCTATTGGGTCGATGGAGCGGACAATGTCGTCGCTCAGTGGTGTCGCGAAAGGCCTGATTGCCGCTTTATCTGTCCAGCAGGTTGCGAGTTACGCCGACGCCTGGACCGAGCTGAATAACAAAGTATCAAACTCGATCCGTACCGGCGAAACCCAGGCCGAGGTGATGCAGCGCATCTTCGACATCAGCCAGGCCACCCAGTCAACGCTGAACGGTACGGCAACGCTGTATTCGCGCCTGGAACGCGGTACCCGAACCTACAATACCAGCGCGGAAGACCTGGCCCGCCTGACGACGATTATCAACCAGGGATTTGCGGTATCTGGGGCGACGGCGCAAGAGGCAGAAAACGCTATTATTCAGCTGTCCCAGGGCATCGCCTCCGGCGTGCTGCGCGGCGAAGAGTTCAACTCGGTATCTGAGCAGGGCAGCCGGTTGATGATTGCCCTGGCTGATTCGGCAGGAGTGACGATTGGGCAGCTGCGCAAGATGGCCGCAGAAGGAAAACTCACCACCGACGTGGTTGTTAATGGTCTGCTTTCTCAGGGCGATGCGATTGGCAAAGAGTTTGAAAAGACGACGGTCTCAATCGCCAAAGGCCTGCAGGTGGCAGGTAACAACGTCACTAAATTCTTCGGCGAAAGTGCGACGGTTAAATCTTTCGCTGCCGGGTTCCGGGATTCTGTAATCACAATCAGTGAAAATCTGGAAAGTCTTGGCGCTGGTCTGATCGCAGCTACAGCAATAATGGGCGGCCGGTTTATTGGTGCTATCGCGCTGGCGACGGCGGCACAGGTCACAAGAGTTAAGGCGACAATTTCTGGAATTGTGGCAACTCGACAGGCAGCACAGCAAGAGGCTGCTGCAGCTGCTGTGACGGCGAGAAAGGCCGCTGCGGATAAGAGCGCTGCACTATCCGCGCTAAATCTTGCCACTGCTGAGTACAATGTAGCCAAAGGATCTGCGGCTGAAGCTATAGCGATGGAAAATGTTATTCGGGTGCGTGCAGCTTATGTCGCCACTTCAGCAGAGGCGGCACTTGCGAACAATGCCCTTTCCGCCTCTCAGGCTCGGGTGGCTGCTACTGGCTTCACCATGGCTAATGTCATGAAGGTTATCACCACGGTTACAGCTCCTTTGGGCGGGCCGCTTGGTGCTATCGCCATTGTAGCCGCTGGTTGGTATCTCTATTCCCAGCGGCAGGCAGAGGCAAGGAAAGAGGCGATAGCATTCGCTGACACGATCCCCGAAGTAATCAAACGCCTGAATGACATGAACCTTGCCCAGGCTCAGGGGGTAAGGGCTGATACGGTTGACTCGATCAAAGCGCAGAAGGAGTCAATCGACGACCTCAAGTCATCTATCAGTGAGCTGGAGTCCGAATACGATAAATATTCTACGTTGGCTAAGCAGTTAGGCGTCTCTGAGGATGAAAATAACGGCTATGTTATCAAGGCCAAGGAAGCAGCTAACGAGCTGGCTAAGTCCCGTCGCGATCTGGATGGACAAACTGCTAAGTTAAAACAAACTGAAGACGCTCTGCGCCTCATCAACATCCAGGTGAATCAGGGTGTTGTTGACCAAATGAAGGCCGCGAGAGACAACGCTGCAGCCCTGGCAGAAGCAGAGAAGAAAGCATCTTTTCTCGGTAGTGCGCAGGGATTCCTCGCTGGGAAGTTAGGCGAAGCTACCACTGCCATGAAGGCGTTCAACGCCGAAAGCCTGAAGATTGACTGGGGGGGCAAAGAGGGTGAAAAGCTCATTAAGCAGGCCGAACGCAGGCTTGCCTTGTCAAAGCTGGAAGGAGAGGCAAAGGCGAGGCAGCAGGCAGCTTATGACGCAGAGGATGCTGGCGTTAATGATGAGCGGGCAATAAAAAGGCTTCAGGACCGTTACGCTGAGACAGAGCGGGTAACCCAAGCCAGAAAAGACCAGAAGAAAGAGGATAAAGATGCAGAGTCAGCCGCCAAGAAATCGGCGAATGCAGCTGAATCCATCGCACAGAAACTTTCGAATCTGAAACAGCAGTCTGAGCTGGCGGCGTCATCAACGAGCGAACTGAGTCGCGAGCAGGCGTTACTCAATGCCGAGCTTTCGCTGGGGAGTAGCGCAACGCAGGCGCAAATTTCAGAGGCGCGGCAGTACGCCGCAGCTAAATGGGACGCCAGCAACGCTATAAAGGCCCAGGCCGCCGCTGAGAAGTTGCTGCCGGAGGCCCGCGAGAACGCCAGTTATGCGCAGGATGTTGCGGATCTGAATACTGCCCTGGCCGCGAAGAAAATCAGTCAGGAGCAATACAACGAAACCGCAGAACGACTGGAGGCGACGCACCAGACCAACCTCGCCAAAATCCGTGCTCAGCAAGCTGTCACGCCGCAGCAGGAGGCTGTTGGCGGCGTCGACCCGGTGCAGCAACTGGCTAACCAGCACGCTCAGCAGCTGGCTCTCATTCAGCAGTATGAGCAGCAGGGGGTGTTAACCCACCAGAATGCTCTGGCCTTAAAAACGGCAGCAGATACTCAATATGAGCAGCAAAGAACAGCTGCGCAGTGGGAGCTACTGAGTCAGCAAAGTCTAGGCTATGAAATGCTTACAAGCGCCGTTGATGCCTTTGCTGGAAATGCCTCAAATGCTCTTACCGGGTTAATCACCGGCTCGATGTCAGCGCAAGAAGCCATGCGGTCGCTTGGGTCAACCGTGCTTAATAGTGTTGTTAACTCGCTTGTCCAGGTGGGTGTTGAGGCACTGAAAAACTTCATCATTGGGCAGACTCTGGGAGCGGCGGCAACCGCTGCCGGGTCGTCACAGGCAGCAATTCTCGCTTCAGCTTGGGCCCCAGCAGCTGCCCTTGCAAGTCTGGCCTCCTTTGGTGCGAACTCTGTCCCAGCAATGGCCGGGATAGCTTCAACCGTTGGACTATCGAAGACACTGGCTGTTGCCGGAGCAAGGAAGAATGGCGGGCCAGTATCTGCGGGTTCAATGTACCAGGTCGGCGAAGGTGGCATGCCGGAGATTTACCGGGCCAGCACCGGGAAGCAGTACATGATCCCCGGCGATAATGGAAAGGTCATCAGCAACAAGGATATGCAGGGCGGTGGCGGGTTGGTAGTCAACAACATCGTCCAAAACTATACGTCTGCCACTGTTGATCAGCAAAGTACGATGAACCAGGACGGCTCGCTAACGCTTACAACGGTTATCGCAGACCTGAATAACGGCGGTCCGATAAGCCAGGGCATCACCAGTAACTTCAACGTCAAGCGCACGCCAAGGGGGCAAAATTAATGCCAATCATTGACTACCCCGGCTGGCTGCCGCTGGCGCAGAAGGCCAGTAAGAACATGACGCTGGATACGGGGTTCCTGACTGACCAGCCAGCAGTCGGCCCGGCCATCTTCCAGAACCAGACTGACGACCTGAAAGTGACCTGGTCGCTGACGTGGATTTTCACCCTGGACCAGGAGAAAGCATTCCAGCAGTGGCTGCGCAGCCCGAACTACCTCAATCGTGGTCTGAACTGGTTCCGTATGCCGGTTAATATCGGCGGCAGCGGCCTGCAGATGCAGGAACTGCACTTCACGCAGATGCCGGTGCAGACCAGCATCGACGGCGGGGTGGTGACCTGGACGGGCACGGTCATCGCGAATCGCCTGTATAACGCTGATGACGAGTTTGACGACATCATTGTTGAGTTGCCGCCGCCGTGGAATACCTGGCTGGATATCGTCGTTACCGGTTACCCGGACGGTCGGGATCCGGAGAGCCTGCCGAGGGTGCCCTGATGCCGAGTTTTCGCGAGTATAAGCAACAGCGCCCGACGCGCGGTCTCTACGACACCATCACGTTCTACCATCCCTCGTTTGGCTATGTCCGCCTGGTCGATAAGCAGTTCTTCGCAAAGGTACTTGGCGGACAGACGTACACGCCAGCCCGCTTCGAAATTGAAGAGAGCCAGCAGAGCGGTACGCCAGTGATCGACGCGACGGTGAAGCTCGGACGGTTGTCGACGGATGTGAAATCGCTGATGAAGCAGTGGAAGGGCGCCGCCCGGCTGACGGCCATCACCGCCACACGGCAGATATTCGACAGCGCTGATGTATCGGCCCCGATTAAATCATGGCAGCTATACGTGAAAACCGTCGATATCGACACGGACAGCGCCTCGGTCACGTTATCCATGACGAACCCGTTGAACAACAATATCGGAAGACTTTATGACCCAGTCGAATACACCGGCCTGCAGTACCTCTGATTTTATCCGGAGGATGATCGGCGTGCCATGGTCTAACCGGGCCTGCACTTTCGACAGGGTCGATTGTTGGGGCCTGGTGGTGCTGTATTACCGCCATGTCCTCGGCACCGAACTGCACCAGACGCCGGACTACGAAGCCGGGGCTGACTTCTTCACCTGCTACCAGGGTGATGTGACGTTCTGGCGCCCGGTCGACAAACCGGTTGAGGGCGGGATTTTCGTCGGCTATCAGGGTTCTCAGCCTGCGCATGTCGGCCTGGTGCTTAACCGTCAGGCGCTGCACGCGCGCGGCGATGGCGGCAGTGTACGTATGGACTCGTTGCTGGTTATCCAGCGTGCATTCACAAAGGTGGAATTCTTCGAATATGGCGCTGATTGAATTAAGCCGTTTCCCCGGAACGCCAAAAGAACGATACAGGGTGCCAAACGGCACCCTTTTTTATGCCTGGTTGACGGAGAACGACAGGAACCTGCACCGGGATCTGCTCATTGTGCGCAACGGCGTCACGCTTACCGATGATGACGAGCTGGATTTTGAGCTGACCGAACTGGACGTTATCCAGCTGTTCGACCAGCCAAAGGGTATTATCGGCGACATCCTGAGCCCGATCTTCAAAGTAGTTGGCCAGGTATTCTCGTTCCTTGCGCCAAAGCCGGCGATCGCCAACACCGGTGGCAACACCATCGATTCGCCAAACAACAGCCTTACCGGGCAGACCAATACCGCACGCGTCTATAAGGCCAAACCGGACATCTACGGCCAGGTGCGTTCGTTCCCGGATCTGATTCAGGAATCCGTGTTCGAGTACGTGCGCCAGAACGATAAAGACGGTGGCCTGAAGTACGTCACCGAGTGGATGTGCATCGGCATCGGGAATTACAGCTACGAGTCGGTGCGCTATTCGGAATCAAGCCTGGGATCGCTGGCGGGCGCGGAATATCAGTTCCATCAGCCAGGCGAGGTCATCCCGCAAATTGTCGAGGGCTACGGCTTCGATGATGTGGATGGTCAGGAGGTTCCGGGCCAGAACGATGCTGACGACTTCCCGGTCGAAACGGCGACGGCCAACACGGTTGTGAGCGGCACGTATTCCGGCGGCCAGATAGCCATGCAGATCCTCAAACAGGCCGAATTCGACTACTTCATGGGGCTTGTGCTGCCGCATGCGGTGACGTTCACCATCAACGTGACATACCCCACTGCATCCGGCAGTGTCACGAAGGACGTGCTGTTTTCCGGTACGCTGATCTCGGCGGTGGAGACCAATGACGGCGCGGAAATAGACCCGGTCACATGGTACACGTTTACCATGAGCGATCTGCAGGGCCCTTCAGATGTACCGGCGACTGCCACTATCAACACGACCACGTTTATCCTGAACGACAACGAGGCGCTGATAGTCGGCCCGTTCTTCTCGCCGGTGGAGTCCACTGAGCTGTGGCTGCATACCCAGTCCAGCCTGGGTGGGAATAAACAAACCAACTGGAAGGTGGTTATCTGGAAAATCGATGAAGATTACAACCAGATACCTGGCACTACAGAGACGTTCACCTATTACCAGGGCACGCCGCACGACCATACCAGCGAGGTGTTCTACCGCACGGACAAACTGACGCCAGCTGCTGGCTTCGGCAGATATGCGATCAGCTTCCAGCGCACTGACAATGCCAGTGACGCATCGGTGCTGAAAGTCGAAGAGATCCATGCCATAAACATCCGCACGAACGTGGTTCACCCCACCGACACCCTCGTACGCGTGAAGGTGAGAGCGACCGAGAACGCCTTGGGAAGCCGGGAGCGTAAATACAACGCGCTGGTAACCCGTCACACGATCACCTACGACCTGGCGACGCAGACCGTTGATTACACGCTGCGTCCGTCGCGCTCGTTCGCGGATGCGGTGGCGCACACCTGGCTGGTTATGGGCGCGCAGCCAGAAAGCAGCATTGACCTTTACGGTCTGTATGCGATTGCCGAAAGCCTGCCGGATGCCAGGCTTGGGCAGTTCGATTACACGTTTGATGACGAGAACGACTCGCTGGGTGACCGGGTGCGTGCCATCTGTAATGCCGCGTCGGTAATGGCGTACTGGGATGACGGCGTGCTGACGTTTACCCGCGATCAGAAGGTGGACTACCCGGCGGCGGTATTCAACCGGGCCAACATGAAAACGGACGAGTACAAAATCACGTACGAGGCCACTTTACCGGGCGGTTATGACGGCGTGCAGGTGTCGTATGTTCATCCGACCACAAACAACAAGACCTACATCAACTACCGGGTCCTGAACGGGGCAATCGTCGAGCAGGAGGCGGAGAACCCCAACAAACTGGAGATTGTCGGCTTCCGTAACGAGTACCAGGCGCGTGAGCGCGCGCTGAGGGAAACAAGGCGCCTGATGTATTCCCGCGTCAGGATGAATGCCCGGGTGTTTGAAGACGGAATCATCCAGGTCGGTAGCGTTATCCAGATGCCAGACATCTACGACAGCAATCAGCAGCAGGGATACATCACCGGGCGCACCGGTAACAATTTCGATACCAGCGAGCCGATCAATTTTTCCGGAGCGATGTATGTGCTGGTCACCGACAGCCTGGGCAACCCGACATTACGCTTCCCGGCAACGGCGCGCAGCGACACGCCTTACGGATTCACCGCGGCGATACCTGCGATCCAGCTCAACATCTGGAATGGTGACACCGTACAGCTACCGTCTCGCTACCTGATTGCCACAGTGGAAGAGTTGGACAGTCAGTTGTGGACCGTCAACAGCATCAAACCCAACAGCGATAACACGGTATCCATGACTGTCTCCGAGTACAGCGACAGCGTCTACCAGTAAGTCTCACCCAATCCTCACAACCCGGCCGACGAGCCGGGTTTTTTTATGGAAAATATATGGCCACTCAACCTACAAATCTGCCTGTGCCGAGTGAAACGCCGCGTGACCTGAAATTTAACGCCGGTAAAATCGACGAGTTTGTTAATTCGGCCGCACACACCTACACCGACCGGTTTGGCGTGCAGCATTGGACTATTGCTGGCATTGAATATACTGCTGCCCAGGCAATTTCGCAGCTTGGTTACATCACATTAGACTCGTTTCAGGCTGGCGCAAATCTGACATTACCAAACCAGGTTCTGCGCGATACCAGTACCGGTGAATACTATCGCTGGGATGGGGCATTCCCGAAAACCGTTCCTGCCGGTTCGACACCTGCAGATAGCGGCGGC